AGCCCATCTTCTCTGAGCTCGAGCTCAACGATCATCCCAAGGGCGTTCCCGCTCTCAGGTGGCGCGGGCGTCCCACCTTGGAAGGGTGAGGTGGCATGTTGCCAATCAATGATGACAGGGTCAGCGTCACGGCGCTCACGATAGACCCTGACCATCTCCTCAAGGAGCTCCTTAGAGATTGGAGCGCCAATGGACTCACCACTCATCCGTGAGCTCACTTGACCCAGCGCCAAGGTCTTAAAGGGCTTACCAATGGTCAGACCCTCAGGGACATCATAAGAGGGAACAGCGCTAAGCTGTACAGCCTCGCCATAAGCCCTCAAGGTTGCTTTCTTATCTGCGGCGTTCATTTGGTTCACCACCTTTCGCGCCCATGAATAGCCAGCGTCTCCACCCCATCCGTCCCACGCTTGGCGCCCCTTGCCATAGCTCTCCCAAGTAGAGCCCTCCTTGTCGATCTCATGGCGGGTGAAGTAAGCCAGCATGCGCCTGACTGTTTCAGGGCTGAGGTTCTTACCTGCTATGAGGTCACGAGCGCGGGCTATGCCTACAGGGGTCATCCCCCTTTGGCTCTGTGGCTTCTGTGCTCGCCTCCTAAGCGCGCGCTCAGCTGCCTTCTTAGCTCCCTCAGGTGGCTTGAAGTCAATGTGACTATACTTCTGAGGTGCCATGAGCTCAGCCTTAGCCTCAGTCTTTTGAGGGTGGCCACCAGGTAGTAAGTCAAGGTCACCTGTGTAAGCTTCCTTGCGTTGACCTGTACCCACTAGCTTGAGGAAGGCTTTGACCCTGCCATATGCCCATTGATTCCTAGTCATCCCTGGGCGATAGCTAACACTAAAAGCACCCGCGCCACGCCTGAACACAGCTTTGAGTGAGCCTAGGTCAACCTTTTTAGACTTGGCTTTGTAGCGGTCATTGTGCTTGTCCACCATGCCCTGAAGCGCGCGCGCCACGCTCTCACTGATCTCAATCCCGCCACGCTTGCCTGAGGCTGAGCCCTTAGGGTTGGTCTTAGAGCCTTTGATCTGATCACGCTTAGGCGCTGGCGTTTGGGCTTTGGTCCTAGCCATGCTTACGCCTCCTAATGGCGGCCTCAGCGAGCGCAGCCACGCCACCACCTGAGCTAGCGGCGCTGACGGTTCTCTCTAGCGCAGATCGCTGTGCTTCCTCTGGTAGGTCGCCAGCACCTAGACGCTCCCTTATGGCGCGCTCTAGTTCGTTGTCTGGAGTGAGTAGCCCTGAGGTGACTAGCTGAGGAAGCATGCCTAAAGACTCTGCCAAGTCGTCTGTGTCTAGTCCTGTGTGGACTAGCCTTGGAAGCTTGGAGGGGTCTACAGGTCCATAGTTCCATCTAATCAACCTTCCTATGGTTCCACCACCACGGCGATCCACGCCGCTAATAGCAGAGGCCACAATATCACAGAGATTGATAGCAGCTCGCCTGAATACACTTAGATGCACCTCACCCACTGAGCGCGCTCCTGTGTCAGTTATGCCTAGGTTGGCGAACTGAGCCAGGAAGGCTTGGCTGATTTGGTTGTCACACTCACGGATGATGTCCAATGGACCCTGAGCATATAGGTTAGGCGTGGCGGCGTATTGGTCAAAGCTCACCACAGGGTTATCAATGAGGTAGCTCTGCTCAGCTGCAAGGAACGCCTGAGCTTGAGCCTCTGCCTCATCAATCATGGCGTTGATGTCTGAGTCAGTCAGGCCTTGGAGCTCCGCCACCGACCTGTCCACCTTGACTCTTGGTGTGGGGACCGCCCAGCGGTCGACGCCAACACACATGAGGTTTGACACCTTCTGTTTGGTACGCCACCACCACCACACAGGGCGCAACATACCAGAGCCCTCAAAGTTAGAGCCTGTACGATTGAGCGTGAGGAGAAGGAGCTTGTTAGAGGGGATAGGCTCAGGAACCTTACCCACGCCCACCACATGCTGAAGCACACCATCTAGCTGTTGGTTGTCACGGCTCAACCACCTGAGGTGAGCGCTTGGCTCTCGATCAGCGTAGAGGTCAAGCCAGACCTTCACCTTGCCATTGTAGTCAGGTCCAACCTTGTAGACCTCCTCAGCGTAGCGGTAGCCAAGCGGGACGAACTCAAGGTGGTAGCTCAGCTGTTCCTCAAAGCTTTGGGACATCTGCCCTGCGTATCCGTCAAAGCCAAACGCTTCATTACCAAAGCGAGCGAGCTCCTCACAGAGTGGGTCACCCTCCATCGCTGACTCAAAGCGCCAAGTAGCGCTGAGGAGGGTCTGACGTAGCATATGCCAAGAGCGCCTGACCACAGGGTCAGTCCTTAGCATGTCCTCAGCCTCCCTCACCCAATTGAGCCCTGTGAGCGAGGCGTTGCGCTCATAGCCTGAGATCATCCCACCACTAAGCTGTGTTCCTGTGATGCCTCTCACAGAAAAGCGAGGGTGGAGCGCTCGCATATGGCGAGGCGCTTCCTCTTGGTCAGCTTGGTAGTCTAGCTTTCTCATGAAGCCTCTGAGATGTCAGGCGGTTCTATCCTCCATCAATCGTCGAGCTTCTCCATCACGTCAGCTTTAGTGTCAGCATAAAGCGCTGAGTTGTCAAGCCTTGTCTGTGGCCATGCACCTTGAGCTTTAAAGATGCTCAAGTCAATCTCACCTTGGTCTGTGCATGTGGCCTTGTATCGCCCCATGTAGAGGTGGGGCTTGTCAGTCTCTACCCAAGTGAAACACCGCTCACAGTAAATATATTTCTCTAAATAGGAAGTCACTTCCTATTTGTCCTCATATCGGCTGAGCTCCCTAGTCAGGTACCACAGCGCCTTCTGCAAGTCCTCACGCGCATCACCCTTATGGCCAGCGCGCGCCACATACTTGACCACGTTACCCAAACAGAAGCCAAGACCCCAAGCCTCCACAGCGTCAATGACCTCTACTCCACTCTGAGCGTGGTAGTGAGATGGATGATCAACGGCGCTGAGCTCCTCATCAGCTGTCAGGTCTACTCTACTGAGGAGGTCAGTGTGGTATAGGACGTGATCTTCTGGCTCTAAGCATGGATGCTCAGCCATTGTTGATCTGCTTTCTAAGAGCCTCAACTTGGCCCTCAAGTTTGAGGAGCTCATCATGGTAGTCATCCAATCTCCCAATGATGTCCTCCTGCTCTTGGCGCTCGAGGTCAAAGCGCTTGTTGACGAACGTCCAAAGCATATACATGAGGCCCACAGTAACAACAGCCACAAGGTTGCTGGGGTCTAAGACCTTCTCAATGAGGCTAGGTGGAAGGGCGGTAGGGTCAGCCATTAGAAGCTCCTTGAGTTGGTAGAGATGCCAACCTTTCTATCTCTGCTAGGTCGGCGCCTTGGAGTATACGCTGAGCGTTGTACAGCGTCAGCCCAATAATGGAATATGCAATCATAACGCAGAGCATCAAGAGGATCCTCGCGCCCGTCCTTCTTAGGTTGCTCTTTAGAATCCCACGCATAGCTCAGGAGCGCCTTCCTTAAGCTGTTACCTATGGCGCGCTCGCCCTTGTCCCAGACCTCCTTGGTGATGAGGTAGCGGTTGCGAGCAAAGGCGCGCTTGAGTCGTTGGACCCCATTGAGGATGTCCACCCTCACAGGGTCTGTGGTGTGTCTCAGAGTCATTCCAAGGCCACCCGCTCCCACCTCCTTTGACATCTCACGGAAGGCTGAGCGCCCTGTGTGGTCTGATCTAGCCTTGCCTGCTTTGTCAGCCACTCCACTATCAAGCCATATCCGTGGCCCAGGGGCTGAGGCTTTATCTGAGCGAGGCCACGCCACCCTAAGAATCATCTCACACAGCTGAGCTATGGTGACCTCCTGTGGGTTGATCTCATGAGCGATGATTGACGCCTCACGCTCCTCATCAAACACAATGATCAGAACGCTTGGCTTTCTGAAGCCCCAATCTATAGCCACGCGCGCGGTCATCTCCTCACGATAGGTGAAGTCATCTATCACATGACGTGAGCTGTCGAACTCTTGATAGACCAAGCCTGAGGGAGGCTTAGGCTTATTCATCACCATGGCCTCACGCTCATCCTCAGGGAGAAGCTTGGTAGCTTCAAACCACTCAGCGCTGAGGTTGTTTTGGTTTACATAGGAGGTGAAGAGGAGGGGATGGATGCCAGCTGACTCAGCCATCTGACACCACCAAGCGTCAGCCACAGGCAGGCCTACCAAGATGAGGGTGGGTGTTGGCCCTGACCTCAAGCGCCCTAAAGCCTTATGTGCTACCTCAGCGCCAAGGGTCTGACACTCGTCTATGAGCGCCACGCCTGAGGTGACGTTGATCCCCTCAAGGGGATTGTGTGAGGCGTCCCTTGTCCCTGGTCGATAGTAGGAGCGACAGAGGACCGCTGAGCCTGTGTGGTTGTCAGTCCATTTGTGGAGGGTGTGGTTATAGGTCCACCCTCTGGGCGCTAGCCACTTCTCAATCTCAGGCATCAGCACAGAGTTATAGCGTGGCGTGGTGTCTGTGATGAGGAGGGAGGTGGTCCCTGGTCGAATCTTAGCCACAAACCACAGGGCGAAAATCAAGGAGCTCGTCTTACCTGAGCCCCATCCACAGCGCGCCGCGATGATCTTATCCTTACGCCTGATTCCCCTGATGATCTCACGTTGGAGGTCATTGAGGATAAAGTCTTTGGATGCTTCCTCACTCATGGGAGCTCCTAGCTCTCTTCAATTAACTTAATCAGCTCGGCTTGGTTGATTCTGAGCTTTAGCTTATGCGCTCGCTTGGTGTAGCCCCTTATCACGCCAAGCTCTGCCAGCTCCCTCAGAGCACACCTGACTGTGGTCATGCCCACACCCTCCTCAAGCCAAGGCTCAATCTGACTGAGGAAAGTGGTTGGCTCATAAGGCCACTCAAGCACACAGTTGAGCACAGCCTTCTGAGCTTTGGTGAGCCCTGATGTCCTGATGAGCTCGATAAGCTGACCGCTGGTCATCTCAACCTGAGGAGGGAGAGCGGGCTGAGGAGGGGTGACAGGCTGAGGCTGGCTGACCTTCTTAGGTAAGCTCACCACGCTGAAGAAGTCATAGGGGTTGACCATGCCTGACATCGCGCGGTCGAGCTCAGCCAAGGAACTCCAGAACCCGCGCCCCATAGGGGTGTGCATCCCTCCTGTGTCCCTTCCCCATACCATGAACACGCTAAAGGGCTGAGAGTGGTGGAGAGTAGTGCTCTGTGGTGGCGCTCGATAGATGCCAAGGGCTACCACCCACAGGGCGTCAGCGCTTTGAGCTGCCTGTTGGAGCTCGAGGAGGCGTGAGCCCATCCCCTCTAAGACCTGACCCATGACGTCATAGGGCTTTGAGACGTCCTCAAGCTTGACGTAGCGGGTCTTGACCTCGAGCGCCGCCACCACCTCAGCGTCACGCTTGGCTAAGATGAGGTCGCAATACTTACCAGGGTCAGGCCATTGAGGGTGATGAGCCTCAAGCGGGTGAGGTGTTTCATGGAAGTTACCCCACCGCGCGCTCTCAATGATGCTGATGAGTAAGCCCTGAAACCTGTTATGGATTCGCGTGGTGGCTGTTTTCATGTCCTGCTCAGTCCAAGCTGGGGCTAAGACAGGGCGGTTGATTTTAAGAGGGTGGTGTGTCATATCTGTCCTTGGCTGCTTGTAGCCTTCCCCATGTGGAGCTCCTTGAAGGTGTGGACATGTGAAGCATGGGGAAGGGTGTGAGCTTTAATCTTCGTCTGAGTCTATGATCTCATTAGTCTGCTCAATCATAGCGATGACCTCAGGAATCCCATCAGCCTTCTTAGCTGTGATCTCTACTTCCTTCTTATCACCATACTCCTGAGGGAATCGGCGAGCCATCATCCAAGAGATGGCGCGCCAATCCTTATCATCACTCTGTGAGATAGCCTGCATCATGTGGACCTCCATGGTCCCAAGGCCCTCATTCTTAGCTTCCTCTACAAGGCTCCTGATCTCTGGCTCCTTATCCATCCACTCATAGAGTGATGATATTGGGAAGCGAGATGAGCCACAGGCGCCTCTGATTGATTGACCATCTCTAAGGCGCTCAATGAGCTCTATGAATCTAGGGTCCTCATGCGCGCGCGCGTTAATGTTCCGTGTCTCCTTATTAAGAGCCTCAACGTCACCCGCCTCACGCGCCGCTAAACCCTTCAGATCATCTGCTGTCTTACTCATCTAGGTAGTCCCTGAGCTTTGCTCTCATTCGCCTCATCCCAGCGTGGATGGTGTTGTAATTTATACCATGCTC